TTAATTTTTTAAAACGAAGTTACCTCTGTCAGGGTCAAAAGCACAATTATCTCTTCCTACAATCATTGAAACTGCGATTGATTCCCTGCTCAAAGGATGAGCCGCCCTTGTTTTAACAAGATGTATTAATGCCATTTTATCATACAACATACAAACATTTGAATTCATTGAATTCCTCATAAATACCCCATCTTCTGGTTCACATAATGTAACAGGGCATGTTCGTAAGCTCTCTGGCACTTGCAATTGTGCATGCTCCACATTAAATGCACATACTTCAATTTTATCTAACAACTCCTCTAACTGGTAGTTAGAAAGCAAATCCATATTTTCGAGCATCTCAATTTCACGCAGTACTGTAACTTCACGGCTTGTCAAACTACCATGATTAAGTGTACGTTCAATATGTTCTATATATTGAAGGCCAATCTGGATATTATCATTCGATAAACCATCCTGGTTAAGACTTCCCATAAAATATCCATTTACCTGCATAGGTCGTATTGACACCATCAACTCACCCAGTCTTATTTGAGCTTCTCCACGAATAGTCTGATTACGTATCTCAGACAAGGTTTCTTGAGGAATGTCAGACAAAAAACTAACCCCAGGTAAAATATAAGGCGTTAAATCTACAGGCATTCCTCTCCCTCCATTTTAATAACTTAATTTTGCTTTAGTAAAAAATAAAAGTACATAAAACTACATTTATATCATTAATTATCACTTACAACAAAAAGCTTCTCTTTTTGTATCAAAGTGACATTCATCTTTTCTCATAATCATTGATTCTGTTATAGGTTCTCGACTCAGAGGATGAGCTCCACCAGTTTCAACAAGTTGCACTAACGCGTCCTTATCATATAGAGAGCATATCTCAGCACCTCGTGAGTTTCTCATGAACACCCCAGTCTCAGGTGTGTCCAGCGTTATCGGGCATGTCAAAAATGACTCCGGGCAAGAAAAGTGATTAGAATCAGGTCTAAATAAACAAGAATTTATTTTTTCCATTAATATTTTATTACTTGTTTTATTTTCTCTGTGTTCTGCCATGACACTCTGAAAATAGTTATTAACACTACTTAAAAAATCGACACCTCCATTTAATTGCCTTTCCAGAGCCACAGCCCTTCTCTCCATTCGATGCTCACGCCCCAATAGCCTATCCAGTAAGCCTCCTCTCACCGGTTCAACTGAAAATCCATCCAGTAGCTGGACATAGTGAACAGAATATTGGCCACTACCAATGGATATTCTTATTCCACTTTCAAGTCTGGCAGCATCCTGCAAAGACTGTACTCCTGCAGGAGATAATTGAGATATACTTGGGATACTTAAGGTGGTAACAGGCATAAAAACCTCATTCAGTAATTCATATCAGTTTGCAGGATGTTTCATTAAATAAAATAAAGGGTAATGTTCATTTCAATTACCCTTTATAACGAAGTTTCCTCTGGTATCGTCATAAATGCATTCTTCATGTTTTACAATTATTGATGCCGTTATTGGTTCCCGGGTCAGTGGGTGGGGTAAGCCTTCACCAACCAAACGAGAAAATGCAGCGGCATCAAATAAAGTACATACATCTGAACCATCTGAATTCTTCACAAAAATACCTTTTTCAGGCTGCTCCAGTGTAATTGGACATTGAATAGCCTCAAGCGGGCACTGAAGTCTCTCTGGACAAACAGAAAACTTACATTGAGATATTTTGTTCTGAATACTCTCTTGCGATTGTGCTTCACCTGAGTCCGAAAGCATACTTAGCATTCTCTCACCAAGGGCTCGAGGACCACTATTAAATCCCAAAAGCAATAACTCAGAAAGCAATCCGCCATTACCGCCACTGGATGAAAAGCGCCCATTAGTAGAATCATACACAATACTGACAGTTTCACCACCGACTGTAATATCTCCGCGCCCATTGGCTACAATTCGGGCACGAACAACCTCCACCCCAAGATTAAATGAATGTGATCTAATATCTGAGGTTAATGGCATAACAAAGCTCCCTATTTTAATTTGAACTCCAGACTTAAATAGCTGTAACAAACATCCCCCATACGTGACAACAAAAACCAGAGCAGGACTCCGGTTTTTGTGAACCCGTCGGCTATTTCATCCCGCCAATATTTTCCCACCTCCCGTCAGCACGTAGGATTTGCAGCGGTCTTACCATGCACTGTATCTGCTTTTTATCCGCATCCAGTATCACCACCTGTGTGATTACCCTGTCCTGCTCCGGAATAATGCCATTCTCATCTGACTCCAGGATGTCTGCCGGCCCCAGTCGCAGTTGTACTGTAAGCGACTGCCCGTGTTCACAGTCATCATGCTTTCCGCAACCACACAGACGCTCCATAAGCTTTCTCAAAATATTCATGTCATTCTCCTGTTCTGCCTGTATCACTGCCCACTTCATCCAGCCCCTTAACATCCTGCCACGGCCCGTCACCAAACCTGACCTGCAAATGCTGAAAAAAACCCTGAACCCGTGTGGCATCTTTGGGGGCAAGAAAGGTCAGTCCGGTGATGAGTGCGCCATCTGTATCCGGGAACCAGCCATTGCTGTTTGTCTCAATAATGTTTCCCGGCCCCAGACGAAAACGGATTTGTGTCTCCCCCGGGTCGCCCTTCGGTCCCTGAGGTCCGGTTGCCCCCACCGGGCCAGCCGCACCTGTTTCTCCTTTCGGTCCCTGTGGGCCTGCCGGGCCTGCCGCACCGGTATCTCCCTTTGGACCCTGTGGACCTGCATTTCCCGTCAGACCGGTCTCTCCCCGCTCTCCCCTGTCACCTTTCGGCCCCTGCGGGCCTGCCGGACCAGCATCACCTGCCGGTCCCCGTTCGCCGGTTGCCCCGACAGGGCCGGTGTCACCGCGCTCTCCCTTATCACCCTTCGGCCCCTGAGGACCCGCGGGCCCCTGTTCCCCCTTTGGCCCGGGAGGTCCCACCACGGTGGGGATTCGGTTTACGGCCTCTTCCGCCGCTATCCTGCTTTGTTCCGCTGACTGTGCGCTTTCTGCTGACTCCCGGGCTTTTTCTGTTGCGGTCGTTGCATCCCTGGCTGCATTACCGGCTGCACTTTCTGCCGTCTTTCTTGACAATTCAGCTTCTGCTGCACTTTGTGATGACTCACTGGCTTTTTGAGTGGCCGCAGAAGCCGAGGACGAGGACGCCTCCTCTGACTGCTTTGCAGCGGCTGCACTTTCTGCCGCCTGCCGGGCTGACTCCGATGCATCCCCTGCTGAAGTGTCAGCATTTGCAGCGCTCTCTTCTGCCTGACTGGCTGATATGCCGGCATTCCTCGCGGACGTCTCCGCCTCTCCGGCATTCTTCTTCGCCTCCTCAGCGTGACGCGCCGCTTCTTCCACCATCAGTTCAAAACGACGCAGTGCCTCCGGCCGGACGTCATCCTCCGACATGGCACCGAGAAAATCATTCAGCGTACCGGGTTGAGAATCTTCATACACGGTGATGGTCCCGGCATGTGACGGCGGGAATCCTTCCACCAACAGAATGACGCTGTACTGACCGTACTCAACGTCCATGCTGTAACGACCGGCTTCATCCGGATTTTCAGAGGCCACCGTGTTCACCACCACCGTGCTGCTGGTCCGTCTGGCTTTCAGTTGAATGGTGCAGTTCTCTACCGGTTTTCCTGTGCCGTCTTTCAGTACACCTGAAATCTTTACTGCCATATTCACCCCACAAAAAAGCCCGCCTGAACCGGCGGGCTGTCATAACACTGTGTTACCTGGCTAATCAGAACTTATAACCGACACCCACGATGAAACCGTCAGTGCGCCAGTCGCCACTGCCGGAGCCTTCATAAGCAATATCAATGGCCACGGATTCGGTCGGGTTAAACTGCACGCCAGCCCCCCACGCCAGAGACGTGTTGCTGTGGCGACCGTCATCACTTCCGGTCAGCACATCGTGCGTTTTCCCCTTGTTGTCAGTTACGCGGAGATAATCCCCGGAGAAAGTCGACACACGGCTGTAAGCCACTCCCGCCATCGCATACGCGCTGAACCATTCATTCACGCGCACAGACGGCCCCGCCATTACGCTGAACCAGCGGTTACGCACGGAATCTTCATGCCAGCGGGTATCGCTGTAACGGGTAATCTGGCGATTCCTGTCTCCTGCATAGCTGAATGACGTCACCAGCCCCAGCGTGTCCGTGAATTCATAACGGTATTTCACGTTAATCCCGTTAAGATTATCGCTACCGGGAGCGTTCGTCGAGACATGAAGATACCCCGCGCTCAGCGTGGCCTGCTGCTCAGACGCCCATGCAGGCGCACCGGATACGGTCAGACAAATGGCTGCGGACAAAATGGCGGCATAAAGTTTACGCATAATTACCTCTCGCTTTTCTGCAATAAAAAAGGCGTCATTCCTGACGCCCTTTATTGGGGTTATAAATATTTCAACGAATACTGATGCCGGAAGCAGCTTTTTTGGTCACAATCACCGTACAGTCGGTGATATTGCCTGCCCCCTGATTGCCTTTCTGGAAAATCTTAAACTCCAGAGTGACGCTACCACCACCACTAGGCATATCAATAACTGCACTGTAACTACCGGGAATGGCCCCTTTAGTTTCTCTGGATGCGATTAATACGCCGTTTTTGCGAACTTCAAAACCATACCCCGTGTATCGCGTGCCTCCTGGGTTATTTCCGCTCCCCGGATCGTCATACGCTATACCGTTAAAAATAATGGGCGGAATAATAATCTGGCGGTCAAAGTTATGATCATCGCTGATGGTGACTGTAACCGTACCGTTTGGTGTTTCCGTGTTACCCCACGTACCGACTTTTTTCGGGAAGGCTTTTGATACAGCTTTAACGAAATCCCCTCTGACCTGGGTCGCCTCCAGCATGCCCTTAATCGTACAGTTCTGGTTAATCGTGACATTGTTGAGCGCTCCTGAGTTCGCATTCACACTGCCACTGATATCCGCATTTTTCGCCGTCAGTCGCCCGTCTGGTGTCAGGGAAAATGCCGGAGGATTACCGCCGCTGGTAATGGTGGGAGCCGTCAGATATTTCAGGAACACTTCATTCATGAATATCTGATCGCCCTGACCAACAAACATCGGCTTTGTGTTGCCATTCGCAGGATTAATCATCGCAATCCTGTCTGCTGCCAGCAGCACCTGACTCTGCATGCCGTCGGGGGTGTTCTCAATACCGGCACCGATACCCGCAATATAAAGGCGTCCGTCCTGCATCTGCTGCAGCTTCACTGCCCACATGCTGTTCAGGTTATTATTTGTATCAACCTGAACCTTCTGTATCTGCTGGATCGCTGCACTCTGGTCTTCCAGTTTCTTATTGACGGTCTGTGTTATTTCATTGCTGACATCCGTTATGGACGTCCTGATTTCAGTCAGGTCAGGCGCAAGCTGACCGTTATCAATCTGCGTCCACAGCTCCTGAGCCAGATGGGTTTTCCCTATCTCGCCTTTGAAAAAATCCAGATAGCCTGATGCATCATCACTCGGCTGACCGACAGCCTCTACAAATGCCGATTTGCCAACGGTGTTCACACTGCGGATATAAAAGTAATAATCATGGCCCGGTTTGATATTGATACTGGCAGCTATCCAGTACAGCGCCGTGCCAAGATAGCGGGCTGTGGTTTCAACCTGCCTGATATCAGCAATCCGCTTTTCCGAGAACCAGAACTCAAACTGTACCGTCGGATCATAAACCGCAAGATGCGGCGTGGCGGTTATCTGAAAATAGCCCGGTGTCAGCTCAATCCGAGACGGCGCTGCCGGTGCGGCAATCCGGAACGATACCGATGCCGGATCGCCCTGCTGTCCCCACGCATTTACCGCCCGGACTGTCAACCTGTAGTTCCCCGGCGCCAGTTGCGTGAAGCGGTATGTGGTTTCTGTCGTCCTGGCCGTGCTGACCAGCCGCTCACTGCCGTCATCCGCTGCCACGGTCAGGCGAAGCAGGAAGCTCACGCCCTTCACCACCTTCGGCGTGTCCCAGCGCGCCAGCACCTGATATTCCCCGCTGTCTGCGGTGACTTCGGCGGTCAGGTGCTGCACCGCTGGCGGCGTGACACCATTCACCGTGCCGCTCTGGTCGCCGTCAAAGTGCGCCCCGTTATCCACGATGGCTTCTTTTTCCGGCACGTGCTGCACCGCCGTGATGGCAAAGGTGCCGTCCGTGTTTTCCCGGATGGAGACACAGCGGAACAGGCGACGACGCAGTGACGGCAGGGAGAGTCCCCATACACCGTATGTCTCCACACCATCAGGCAGGGTGCTGACCTGTATCCGGTCCGGCGCGGGGTGTGCAGTGATGGCCACGCTCACCGGCTTACCGCTGCCGTTAATCAGGTTCACCGTGGCGGCACCTGTCTCCGGCAGGGTCACCTCACGGTCCAGTGTCAGGGTGCGGCTGGCGGCATCGATGGACAGGATACGTCCGCCGGTCATGGTCCCGGCATAGTCGTTATCACAGATTTCAATAATGTCACCGGGTGTGTGACGCAGCCCCTGTGACCCGAGCGTGAAATCCACCGTCTGCGTTTCCAGCAGTCCGGTCTTTATCACCCACAGCCCGGCACGGTGGGCCTGACCGCGACTGGTGCAGCCGAACGCATCCATCTTCAGCAGGTTGCGCCCGTAGCGCAGTATGGCTTCCGGGTCTTCCACCAGTTCCGTGGAGGTCTGCCAGCCGTTCTGCGGGTCGGTGTAATTCACCTCCACCGCCGTGTGGCGGTCCTTCAGGGCGCTGAAGCTGTAGCGAAACCCCACGCCGTTATCATCCACCACCACATCGCTGTTGGTGTACGGCCACACCACATCCGACGGGCGGTCCTGAACGAACGTCAGCGTCTGGCCGTTCCATACCGGCATACAGCGCATCGCCGAGCAGAAATCACTGAGGACGTCCCACGCCTTACGCTGTTGTGACAGGTATGCATTAAAGGTCATCCGCGGCTCTGTGCCCCCGAAACCATCCGGCACCGTCTGGTCGCAGTACTGCGCAATGGCATACAGCGCCCATTTGTCCACATCCGCCGCCCCCAGACGTTTTCCCATCCCGTAGCGCGGGTGAGTCAGCATGTCCCACAGACACCAGGCCGGGTTGTTGCTGTATGCCGGTTTCAGACTGCCGTCCCAGATACCGCTGTAAGTGCGTTTTTCCGGGTCGTAGTTTGACGGCACCTGGATGATGCGACCGCGGATATGGTAGTTCACCGTCATCTGCTGGCCGCCGAACTGCTCCGCATCCACCTGCAGCCCCACAATGGCCGTGTTCGGGTAGCACTGTTTCACATCGATGATTTCGGTGTATGACGACCACAGCGTCTTATTCTGCAGCTGGTCCGTGGTGCTGTCCGCCGTCTCCCTGACCATCCGGATGTTAAAGGGCCGGGGCGGCAGATTATCCAGAATCACCGAGGCCAGGAACTGTGAGGTGGTCTTGCCGTTAATGGTGACGTCCTTTTCTGTCACCCAGTTACCGTTACGCTGTAACTGAATCAGCAGGCGGACGGATGCCGGGTTACGGTCACCCTTTGAGGTGGTCTCCACCAGTGACTGCACCCCGAAGGTAACCCGCAGGCGGTCAATGTTCGCGGACGTAATGGTGCGCGTCACCGGTTTTGCCTTCGTCACTTCCACGCCCAGTCCGGTTTCAGCTCCGGAGGACTCAAAGCCTTCCGGTGGTGTCTGCTCCTGCTCCCCGGCGCGCCAGACCGCGGTCACACCGTGTATCACGGGATTGCCGTCCGTGTCCGTCAGTGGGGTTTTGTTCACCAGAATACTCTGCAGTCCCTTCACCGGACCTTCTATCGGTCCCTCACCAATCGCATCAATCACACTCATCATCTGCGTGGATTTGAGATTATCCTTCGCCTCACGAGGCGTGTGTGCCTTACCGCCACCTTTTCCCATACAGCCTTCCCCTGAATAAATTAACCGCCACTTGCCATTCCGTACAGAAGTCGGATATCCTTCGCCCGAAAAGCATGAAACACATTTCTGCCATGCTAAAGAGAAACCCCGGTATCAGCAGATACCGGGGTTTTCTTTCATGCCCACCGATAATCCTGTTGGTTAAAACCGGTAATGGCATAAAAATTCTGAATATCTTCACATTTTCACACACTGACTGTGGCGCTTATAATTTCGCTGCGTTAGTGTTTTTTTGCCCGAGTAACAAAAACAACTCCTTAACATTGATCTTCATTTGTCTGTCCCCGCAGCTCCGCGATCACTGCGGGATTTTTTTATGTTTTATCCCTGTCGCCCGACAACCACGACCGTTCCGCCCCCGCCTTCATCACGGGTGCTGATGTCCTGGGATATACGGCGGGAGCCAACCAGCATTTCCCCGTAAGGCACCGGCATCGGGTTCCCCTGGGCAATCATGTTATCCAGCGAGGAAAAGTACGTGTTCTGTCTGCCGTTATCCGTTGCGCGGTAATCCGGTGTTTTTGCCTTCGGGGCCAGCATCTGGGCCACACCGCCCAGAATCATGCTGGCTCCAAGTGAAAACAGCATCGTGGTGGCAGAAAAACCACCGGCTGCCAGGGCTGAACCCCATAACGCCATTGATGCCCCGGCAGTGAAGAAAGAGCCCACGATGGCTGCCGCCCCCAGCACAATCTGCAGTCCGCCCTTTCCGGCTCCGGCCAGTCGCGGCACAATATGGATGACCGTTCCCTCACCCAGCTGTTCGTGAAGACGGGCGTACACCGCCTCCGGTGCCGTGTCCTCACCGCGAATACGTATCTGGTACCAGCCTTCGTTCATCTGACGGCGGAATCCCGGCATCTGCATCGACAGGGCACGGATGGCTTCCGCTGCCGTGTTCACATACAGGCTGAGGCGGCGGCCAAATCGTTGTAAATCCCCGTGAAGGCAGATACGTGCCAGTGGCGGTGACGCCAGGCTGAATGCGTTCGTCGTTGCCATTTTTCGGAATACCTCTCCCGTTTACTCAGTTGTTCAGGCAGATGGTGAAGCAGCTCACCGTTGCCGCAGTATATGGCGGCATGATTGGCCACCGATGCGCCAAAGCAGCACAGCAGGATATCGCCAGGCTGTGCGGAAGGCAGGGAAATCCTGTAAAAACCAGTCGCCTCCATATTGCCCAGGTACAGGTTCTGACCGTTGCGCCACCAGTCATCCTCACGCTCAAAATCCGGCATATCAATTCCCGCCAGATGGTAGGCATCCCGGAACAGCGTGTAACAGTCCGTCACCCCGTGCTCAAAGCGCCGTCCTGTCAGATGTGGCACACAGCGGAATTTGTGAATGTCACCCCGGCAGACCAGCCACCAGGGCAGTGCGCTTTTTATCTGCAGCCGCCGGTCAGCCTCGCTCAGCCAGGGCAGCCCACCGGGATGACTGTGGACCAGTGCCACAATCTCCCCCTGCATCTCTGCCCGCAGCCAGTCTTCCGGTGCGATACGAAAATACGCCTCCGGCTCTGCAGAAATATTCACACAAGGGATATACCACTCCCCCTCCGGCGTGCTTATCACGAAGCCGCACGACTCCGCAGGCACACACCGCCGGGCATGCGCCAGAATCGCTGATTCTGTCTGTGTCATTGGATTTACTGCGAAAGTTTGTTAATGGAAAGGAAACCGCCAAAATTAGCCACCATGCCGCGCATCTCACACCCGCGCATGCACTTGCTGCATCTGTCCTTACGGATATCGGTGGTGGGTTTATCGAACTCATCCGCCACCGCAGGACCGTTATACCCGCATTCATCTCCCCGGTAATCCCACATACAGGTGTTCGCCAGCATGATGCGACCGGGAAACAGCGCCCCATCCGTCTCGGTCGGTGTAGCCAGCACAAACGAGGCCGTCATGGCTGTCAGCTGCGACATCTGCTCCACCACCCAGCGGTCACTCAGCTCCTGCTCCGGGTCCGCTTCCGGATTGCCCGCAACGAAATTCACCGCATCCAGAAAACGGGCATACACCCGGCGGCGGACCACCGTGGCCCCCACCAGACTCTGCAGGTCCTCCGCCATCCCGGTGACAAGGCCAAACAGATTGGACACCGTCAGCGACGGGCGGGCACTGCTGCCCCGGCCGTTCATCTCAAAGCCGCTGCCGTCAATCGGGTATGCCTCATACTTACGCCCCTGCCAGGTGACCGGCTCCCCTTTTTCATTCAGCTCATTACAGAAAAAATACCGCTCACCACCCTGTACCGTCAGGTCGATTTCCCAGAGTACCACCCGCGGTGACTGCTCTGACTTAACCGACTCGTTCAGACTTTCTTCGCGAATATCCTGCATCAGTTCACCACCTGCTCAATCGTACAACTGAAATCACTGTACCTGGCGTTATCTGTGACGCTCCACTCCCGGCACACCACCCTCACCGTCCGGTTATGTTTCGGCGGTCGCCACAAAAAGGCACGGTAACCACCATGCCAGGATAAAAATTCATCCAGCCAGCGCCGGGTTGGTTCATCCGTCACCCGGAACACCGCCTGAAACGTCTTCAGTCTGGCATTAAGTCCCGTCGGTCGGCGCTGTTCATAACCGTCACCAAACCGAACCCTCACCACCGACGGTTTCTCACTCACCTGCATCCCTTCACGCGGGACCAGATGCAGCGTTTTTATCTCAGCCACTCAGCATTCCTCCGTCACGTCGCATGGACAGCATCACCGCCTGCACCCGCTGGTCAATCAGCTGCACAAGACTGCCTGCCGCCTCCGGCCCTATCTGGCCATTAGTCCCGTCATTCTGAATGGCGATATGGTAGACCGGGGAATACACCAGACCCGCACTGCCGTTCATACTGCCCACCGCGCGTACGCCCAGCGAGCCATCCGCCGCCCGGGTCAGGGGCATAATAGCTTCAGGTCCGGCTTCCCCCATCAGCCCGGCCCCTTTTGCAAACGCAAAGTACGTGGGCGTATCCACAATACTGTTGCTGTACGCACTCAGGTTTGCCGAGGTATACACGCCGCCTTTTGCATTGGCCACCGCCCCGCCCAGCCAGTCACCAATGCTGCCGAGAAATCCTCCCGCACCGGACATACCGTTTGCCGCCGTCTTAATTCCGTTGACAATCGCGGCATTCATAAGAACTTTTGAGATTTCCTGCAGTACGGATGAGGCCCAGTTGCGCCATTCCACTTTGTTTCCGTTCAGCATCTCCGTGATGTTATTCACCATCCCTGAGATACCCTCCGTCGCAAGCTGTGCTGCCTGTGAAGCGTAATCGGATGCATTGTCCACCCAGTTACTGAGCCCCTCCTGCAAGCCTTTCTGCCAGTCCGCACGCTGCGCATCCGATTCGGCATAAAAGGCTGCCTGGTCCTTAAGGCGTTCGCTCAGATACTGCGCGTTCTGTGCCCGTGCCTGTCTGTAAAAATCCTCACTGATATCCCCGGTCTGATACTGAGACTGAAGGTCCGCATCCTTCTGGCGGAAGCTGTCGCGGATCTGCTGCAACTCCCGCATGCGTTCCCTGGCTCGTTCTCCCTGCCCGTATCCCAGCAGTTCGGCTTCATTTGATGCACGCGCAGCCACATTATCATTCTTCAGGGTCTCTTCCCGGGATCGCAACTGTTCCCGGATTTTTTGCTGGTCAATCAGGGCCGCGTTACGCAGCAGTTCCTGCTTCTGCATCTCCGTCAGGGTTTTCAGTTCGCCCTGCGCAGTCTGGTACTTCAGCTTCGCCAGCTCTGTATTCTGACCCGCCAGTGCCAGTTGCTCTTTCTGCTGCTTCAGTAGCCGGGAAAAACTGTCTTCCGCTTTTTCCGTCTCTGATTTTCCACCCCGGGATTTAGGTTTGTTCGCCTCGTTATTACGCCAGGCTTCCAGAGCATTACTGATATAACGCTGTCTCGCCTCCTGATACGAATCCCCCACAAAACCAAGGTCATCCGCCGCATACCCCAGCCGGACACGCTCTTTTTCCTCCCCCTTCAGTCGGGACAGGGCCAGCTCACGTTCTGTTTTTGTCAGGGCGCTCTGCTGTTTATCATCGAGTAGGCAGCCTGGCGGCTGCGGCTTGTCATGGCCTGAAATTACCGTTATAAAAACAGACAATATCATTGTCTTTCAGGTAGTTATATGTCCCGTTCAGCTAAACCCCGTAAACGAAAACCTGCCCCTCAAAGAAGCAAACTTCCCCGCTATGTCGTGAAGCTTCACGACGATGACTTCTTTGACGAAGAAGACGCAGAAGCTCTGCGCTTTGATAATTTTGACGATGCCGTTGAGTGCTGCGCAGACCTGAATATTCCCTTCTTTGTGGATGCCGGAAACAAAAAGCTGGTCTTCTGGTTTGTACGTGTTGATGACGAAGGGTATCCTGAAATAGCCCGCTGCACGGAGCGGGAGTTTGCGACCATTCTTGCCGGTATCAGCGCCGGCGGCATGTACTGCCCGGAGTGTGGCACGGTTCACTGGCCGGACGGAGTCCCCCCGCCCTTCTGATGCTTCCCCGTTTTGCCGACATTTTTCAGCAGGGAAACCGCTGGCTTAACTGGCTGGAGAAACAACCGGAAGGTTCAGTGCGTCCGGTAGTCATTGAGTCTGTGACAAAAATCATGGCCTGCGGGACCACGCTGATGGGGTACACACAGTGGTGCTGTTCATCTCCGGACTGCAGCCACATAAAAAAGATCTGCTTCCGGTGTAAAAGTCGCTCCTGCCCGCACTGCGGAGTGAAGGCTGGCGCACAGTGGATACAGTATCTGCTGAGTCTGGTTCCCGACTGTCCGTGGCAGCATATTGTGTTCACACTTCCCTGCCAGTACTGGTCCCTGGTGTTCCACAACCGGTGGTTACTGGCAGAGATGAGCCGCATTGCTGCGGATGTGATACAGGAAATCTGCCGCCAGGCAGATGTGGTGCCGGGGATATTCACGGTCATCCACACATGGGGACGTGACCAGCAGTGGCATCCGCACATTCACCTGTCGACAACGACCGGCGGCGTGACATCAGACCACACCTGGAAAAACCTTCATTTTTACGCCCGTAAGGTGATGAGTATGTGGCGTTACCGGATAACGCGGTTACTGTCACGGAAATATCCGGACCTGGTGATACCGGATGCGCTGGCAGCAGAAGGAAGCAGTAAACGGGACTGGAATCGCTTCCTGGACAGTCATTACCGGCGGGGCTGGAATGTCAACGTATCCCGGGTGATGGATAACGCCACACATGTGGCGGTGTACTTCGGCTCTTACCTGAAAAAACCGCCGGTGCCGATGAGCCGTCTGGAGCACTATGCTGGTCAGGATGAAATTGGTCTGCGTTACAACAGTCACCGGACAAAACGGGAAGAATACCTGGTGATGAGTGGTGATGAGTTTATGGAAAGGTTCTCCTGGCATGTGGCGGATAAGGGGTTCCGTATGGTGAGGTACTACGGTTTCCTGAGTCCGGTGAAGCGCCGGTTACTGGAAGATGTTGTGTACGTCATAACGGAGACGGTGAGAAAGACGGCGATGCAAATCAGGTGGAGAGGGATGTATCAGCGGTTACTGAAGGTTGACCCGCTGAAGTGCATCCTGTGCGGAGGTCAGATGCGTTTTACGGGGCTGAAGCGGGGCTACCGTCTGACAGAGCTGGTCCTGATGCATGAGCCACTGGCGCAACAGCGGGTGTGCGGCTGAGAGCCGCATCGGAGAAGTTGCGTCCATTTTCAGGGGAATGGGGTAAAAAACCATCAGTGATATGCAGTATCAATCGATAAGATCCATTTAATTGACGGCGGTGCACTCATGGCACGCAGGCAGTGTTGAATAAACATCCGTTTTTGGGTGTTTTTTTAATCTTTTTGGGATTTAAATTCCTATCGATCCAGGGTGGCCTGCGGCAGCCGTAACGGTACATTCACCAGTCCCTGACGCTGCTGAAGCAGTTCATTCCCCAGCCCCAGCAGACGGTTGAATTCCGTATGCTGACCGTTCATAACCAGCATGGACTGGTACACCTTATTCTGCTCTGCCGCCTGCTGACGAATTAACGCCACACGACGGTCTTCCAGCCCGGCAAGCACATCCTGAATGGACTGCACTTTTTCCTGCATCTGTGCCAGACGGGACTGCTCAACGGCAAGCTGCTCTGTTGCCTGAGAAAGCCCTTCCGTCACGGTCTTCACCGATGTCAGATGGTTTATCATGAATCCGTCACCGGTTGTCCAGCCAGGGTTAGCCAGAACATACTGATATCCAGCGATTTTTTCCTGCAGGGATTTCACCCGGCTGGCCTGTTCATCAATCAGCCGGTTCTGCTCTGCCAGCGCCGCCCGTGTTCGTCCTTCATTATCTGAGGCTTCAGGCAAAGACATTGACGGCGTTTTATGCGCGATTTCATCTATCGTCAGTGCATACTGGCGCGCTGACTCCCTGGCCTGCTCCTGATTCTGGTACAGCGTATACCATGCTGCTGCCCCCAGCATCACCAGTCCGGGTACGCCACCAACCAGTCCCAACGCACCAGTCATCAGACGTGAGCCCACCGCCGTTGTACTGTTCAGCGCATTCTGGGCTGCGGTTCTGGCAGCAATATTTCTGTTCAGGCGTTCCTGGGTGGCCGCCAGACGGGCCTCTGCAGCAATCTGCATCTCCGTCCCGCGGGCTGCCGCCACGGCCTGCTGAGCACGGTACACGGCTGCTCTTGCCCGCGCCGTGGCAATCTGCGTTCCCCTGAACTGTGCTTCCGCCAGTGCAACTTCATTACGTGCAGCCGTCACAAGTCCTGCCGTGGCAGACATCGCTCCGGAGGCCATATTGCCAAAGTACCGGGCCACCCCGACGGCAACCAGCGCACCCACAGCTGTTGCCACATTATCAATCTGTCCGGCAACACCGTTCAGCATGCCGGAGAGCGTTTTTGTCACCCCGCTGGCCTCATTCGCACCGCCCACCCAGGCCATAAAGGTGTTTTCCACCTTTGTGATCCCGTCAGAGACCGTTTCTGGCATGGCGGCATATTCATCACGCAATGTCCCCAGCTGGCTGATTAACGCGGGCACGACTTTATCCGCCGTCAGTTGACCATCGTCCGCCATCGCCTTCAGATCTTTACGGGCCACGCCCATGCCTGCAGCCAGTGCACGAATGATCCGGTCACCACTTTCATTGACCGAATTAAATTCCTCACCGCGCAACACACCCTGTGCCAGCGCCTGGCTGAACTGGGTGATCACCGAACCCGCCTCAGCCGTACTGGCACCGGAGATTTTCAGCCCCGTGGAAATGGCCTCCGTCACCTTCAGTACATCACCGGCACTGTAACCATATTCACGCATCGAGGCAGCCGAACGGGCAAACAGGGCCGCATTATCCGAAAATGCCGTGCCTGTCCGCTGACTGATATCCATCAGCACTTTCTGTGATGACGAAAATTCATCGGATGACTGTGATGCCTGTTTCAGACGGGCATTTACGGAACTCCACTCATCCGCCAGTGAAATCAGGTGTCCGGTGGCAAAGGCACCGGCAAACGCACCGGTCATTCCGACAGCAGAACCGCGAATTTCCGTCAACTGGCTGTTCAGTTCTGCCAGGGCACGTCGCTGCTCCCGGGCTGCCGCAGCGGCCTGACGCCCGCCATTCTGCAGGGTCCGGTAATATTCACTGCCCATACGGGACGCCCGCTGGATCTCCGACTGGAATGACTGCGAATTTGCCGAAATTTTGATAATCAGTTCACGTAACGTCGCCATTCACCTTTCTCCGGGCAAAAAAAACCTGCCACAGCAGGTTTTCATCATTATTTATGACATTGCTGCAAGGCTCAGCGCGTCTTCCAGCGCCGCAAACGGATCCACCTCCGGCTTATCCTCATCCTCGCCCCAGCAGAGCATGGCGTCCTTCAGTGCAACATTCATCCCCTGTGCCCCAAAAACCGCTTTCACGATCTGTGCATTACGGATATCCCCGCGCTCATCACCCAGCGGGGATACCCTGTCGAACTCCATCCACATCATCGCCTCGCTCACACTCAGGCTGTGCCGCAGTTCGGATAAGGTGCGCCCCAGACGGAGCGCAAGTCGCATCAGAAAGCGAATTTCCGGGCGGGCTACTTTTTTCTGGCCGACTCTGCATCAGCGATCAGTTCCAGTGCCTGACGCAGCAACCGGGCATGTACCGGACCATAGACGGCCAGCACCTGCTCACGGTCGTCCGGAGCGAACACCCGCTGCAGATCCGTATCACACAGGACATCGCAGAACAGCGTCACATCCGCTTCCAGGTTACGGCGGGTTTTCGCCACCACCGACAGGGTATCGTCATCCTCTCCATCACCATTGAGCACTTCCTGCCACAGATACCAGGCCTCTGCCGAAGGCTCCCGCAACACCACGCTGACATTTCCCCATTCCGGCACCTTCACCGTTTTATGACGGAACCCCGACAGTCTGGCCAGCGCCAGTGTTTTCAGATCTTTTGCCATAAGCCTTATCCGCCCGCACCATTAACCGTTACCGTACACGCATCAGAGGTAATGCTCTGCGGCTGTTCTGCAGAATCCGTTACCTCGCAGGTATAAGCCCCCTTATCACCTGACTGCGCATTGGCTTTACTGAAAGTGTCAGTAGTCTGTCCCTCTACCGGCTGACCATCCTTCTTCCAGGCGTATTTATACGGCGGCGTTCCCCCGTTGGCACTGACTGACATTGTCAGCAGCGCACCTGTATTCACGGTAAGTGTTTTATCCAGATTTTTCACAAACGCCAGCGGTACCACAAAGGACACCGGTTTGCCTTTCATACGCAGTGAAAACGTTGCTGCCACCACGCCGTTGGTACCGGATGACCAGGTGTGCTGACGCACTTCCGCCAGGAACTTAAAGCCCTTACCGGACGGAAACAGCACCTTAAACGCATACACCGTGTCATTGTCATAGGCATCACGCAGGGCGTTCTGGGCCTGATTCAGATAAAAATTACCCGACATGGAAATCTCAGACGACGCCCCCAGACCGTTGATGTTCTCCTGCTCGGTGGAGCAGAGCGTGGTCACATCAATATCCTGTTTCTGACCGGCGGTGAACTGGACTTCCTTGATGGTGCAGTCCAGGCGCAGATATTCCGCCTTATCCATAGTTTCAGCAGTCGCCGGGGCAGATGAAATCATCACCTGCGTCAGCTGTGAGCGTTCATACAAAGCAGACATTCTGCCTCCTGATAATAAAAAACCCGCACGCGGCGGGGTATGGGTTTTGTAGAAAAAAAGAAAAAGTCACACCGTGACCTGAAACTCCAGGGTTGCACGGTAACAGCGGTTTTCCGGAATATAGTCCTGCATTTCACTGACGGATCCCGGGGCCAGCAGCATTATGGCTTCACGGGCGTCCTGACGTATCTGACGCGCCTGCGTCACAGTCCCGGCATAAACGTCTATCTGCACCGACACTGAGGACTCCGCCTGCCCGCCCATCACGTCCGCAGACACCGATGAAATCAGGCTGAAAACCACCCACGGAAGCGCCACCGACGGCCTGCCATCCAGCAGGGGGACCACATACGGGTACACCTGCCCGCCGGCAAGATGCGCCAGATAAGGATACAAATCCGCCTCCGTCATCGTCTCAGTACCTCATCAATGGCCCGGTTCATCCGCGCAATCGCCACCTGAGCTGCCTGTTCACTGCGCACATCAAACGCCGGGCGCACAAACGGGTGCGGTGGCATATTCACGGTCCCCATTTCCACAAACCGCCAGTAGAAAGCATTGCGCGGGTTATCCGCCTTCATGGTGTTATCGCTGTTACCGGTGTCCGGATTAACACCACGGATATGGACACCGGATTCCATCCCGCCATCGCGGGAGCGCCGGGAAAGGACCACCACATTGCGGCGCAGTTTTCCCCTGCGTACCGGTGCCCGTGACACCACTTCTTCTTTCAGCACATTCGCACCCGCACGGGTTGCCTCACGCAGCACCCGGTTATTTTCCGCACCACTCAGAAGCTGCAAATCGCGGCTGATGTCCTCCAGCCCCGAAAAATCCAGCAGGGTTTCGATCATTTTTCCCCTCCCAGCCGACAGAGAATTTCCAGACGCCCGCCGGTCGCATCCGGCACGGGCAGCCCGACAACGTTCAGGATCCGGTCACGCCATGGACCACTCAGCACATGAAGTCGTGACGCTGCCGTGATTTCCCGACCGGACTGACCGCGCACCCAGATGCGGATTTCCGCCTGCGCCATTTCCGCACCGGACTGCATCCGCTCCCGGCTGCTCCTGCCTCGGATATCCGCATGAATTTTCCCGCATGACACCCATTCTTCCGTCATTTCTCCGGCAGCGTTACGGGTTAACACCGGGTTCAGAACACTTATCATCTGTGTCAGACGACCTGCAGATATTGCCATTCCCCCTCCTCATAACACCGTCGGACAACGCAAATCGTAAATCAGCACGGAAACAGAAAACGGCAGCTCCCCCTGAAGCAGTTCTTCCCGCTCCGCAAGATCCGGATTCCGGTACAGCATCCCGGTCAGTCGCATGGCAGCCCCCTTCATCCGGGTTAATGCCTCGCCCGGGATCAGTTCACCGTCCTCACGGATCACTTTATCCCGGCTGCCCTGAATGTAGGCCAGCAGCACGGCGGTAGCCTGACGAACCTTGTCCATCAGCATGTCATCATCCGCGTCATGGTCGACACGCAGATGTGCCTTGATCTCTTCCAGTGTCAGTAATGCCGTCATTTTCAGCCTCCTGCATCCCGCCCACGTTTTGCAGCCAGGGTCCAGGCTGATGAATGAGCTTCTCCGGGTTTATCTTCGGTCATACTGTTGCAGTGCCACAGCGAGCCCCCCCACGTCACCGTATCGCCGGGGTGGTAGGTTTCACCGGCTCTGAACACACCGCGGTAGAGCATCACCGGCAGGGAAAATGTTTTTTCCGTACGCTGGCCACTGCTCTGCCGGACCACCACAGAGAACAACCGCTCACCCGTCATGCTGACGTCAATATCCGCCACCCCGTCAACCAGGCATTCCCATCCCCGCATCCCGTGCGTTTTTTCATACGCCCGCCAGAGTCCGCCCTGGTGTGTGGCATACGTGCCCCGGGGAAAGGATTTTTGATCGTCAATGGCGGGGAGTATTTCCAGAGCCGTGGCATCACGCCCGTCCTGCGGAGCCGGCAGGGCACTCACCGCATCCAGAACCGCCTTCTGCAGAACATCCGGATCGTAGTCACGACCATCACGCGGAACATGAATATGGCTTACCGCCTCCTTCACCATCTGTTCAAGCATCGGACGCACATCATCCGGGGTGAGACTTTTACCGTCTGCCGGCTGCGGAATATTTGCGACCGCATCATTCACCGCCTTCTGCAGAACATCGGGATCATAGTCACGACCGTCGCGCGGAACAGGGATATGGCTTACAGCCTCCTTCACCATCTGTTCAAGCATCGGACGCACATCATCCGGGGTGAGACTTTTACCGTCCGCCGGCTGCGGAATATTTGCGACCGCATCATTCACCGCCTGCTTCAGTACTTCCGGATCGTAGTCACGACCATCACGCGGAACAGGGATATGGCTTACAGCCTCCTTCACCATCTGTTCAAGCATCGGACGCACATCATCCGGGGTGAGACTTTTACCGTCCGCCGGCTGCGGAATATTTGCGACCGCATCATTCACCGCCTGCTGCAGTACATCCGGATCATAATCACGACCATCACGCGGTACCGGAATGGCCCCCACAGCGTCATCCACCATCGCCTGCAGAACCGGACGCACCTCATCCACCGTCACATGCTTCTGTAATACCGCCGACAGGGAAGTCAGTTTCTCTTCAAACGCTTGTGCCTGCGAGGCCATCTTCCCCTCAAATGTGCGCTGTAAATCCGCCAGCACTGTGGAGAATTCTTCTCCCAGTGCACGAATAATGGACAGTTCCCGTTCCGTCATTTTCTCAGTATCCCCCCTGAACATCGCTTTCACCGCATCATGCTCTGTTTCACTGATTGCCTTATTACCGTCAGATGCGCCGTCAGGCAGTTGTGCTGAAACTGTTTTCCCGGCAGACGCGAACGGATCCTCACGGGCATCACGACGGGACAGCGCCTCCAGACTGTAGTTCTGCTGCTGAAGATACAGTGCATCACCGCCGGCCAGGGGCGGCAGGTTCTCCCGTTTACGGGCCTCATTGGGCGTGAGAAGCGTATTTTTCACCGCATCCCCCAGCGTTTTCATGCGCCGCTCACTGTCCATTCTCAGCAGCGTGGTGACATCAAATTCTGTACTCTCGTTTTCCCCCGTTTCCAGCGCCTCATCCAGTAACAGTTCAATGGACTCAATCAGCGTCTGCAGGCACTGGGAATAATACTGCTGCTCCAGCGCCTCCACGTTGTCACTGGAAGGCGGTTGTCCCACGCCAATCTTGTAGGCCGGGACACGGAACACCGAACAGACAATTTCAGCGGTCATCTTCAGTTGTTCCACCGTCTGCGCATCCACAGGTGAAAACGTCGTGGGGTTGTATTTTGCCCCGTTGCTCAGAATGGCCGTTTTCCCCGCATTTTCGCCTGTATACCCGCTGTCCCAGTTGCTCTTCAGTTTTTTCGCATTTTCTTCCGTTATACTGCCGGGGATCTCAATCACCCCGGACGGCCTGCCGCCATTTCTGAAAAAAGACGTCGAATTTTCCTGAATATGATGCCCCTGCGTGGCCGCCAGCCCGGCGGCATACACCGGCGGCAGCCCCACAAGCGGATGAAAAAAACAGTTAAACCGGTCGTGGATCACTTCCCGGGCAGGCACCGTCACCGCCTCCGTGATCCCGCAGTTCCGGTCCGGCGTGATGCGGTAGAACACCTCGCCGTCATCCGCCACCAGAGGTTCAACCCGGCTCCAGTCCAGAATACGCAGTTCTTTGATCTGCCCCCGGGCATTACGGATTTTCAGCACCACCGTATTGCCATGACGCAGTTTGGCGTTCAGCCACAGTTCAAAAAACTGGATGCGGTTCTGCTGGGCGTTGGGACGACGACAGAGGCGGGCAATATCCCCCCGGCGCGTTTCCCTGCGTATCCCATGCGCATCCGTCTGCATAAGACGCAGCCGCATTTTGGCGATATCCTGGGATATCAGCGAAATACATGCAAACACCGCATGAAAGGAGAGGACGGCTTCAGGATCGGCTTTCACGCCCTGCTGCCAGGCGCCGGAAAAGGGCTCAGCCACCGCCTGAAACAGGCTGGTCCAGCCCGCCTCTCTTACGTCACGTCCTGATTTCTGGTTTTTTCGGGTTCGCCGTAAAAGGTTCCACATTCGCCATGCTCCGCATCACGTTTCTTTTTCTGACCTGCCGGACGTCGCACCGTGATGTACTCCGCCTTCCCCAGGCGAACCAGCACCTCCGCACACGGCTGTGCCACATCACGGATATCCCCGGCCCGGGCATCATGCGTGCCCTGCAGATATCGGATCTTTGCCATAACCTGTTACGGGAGGCGCACGCCTCCCGTCCTCCTTATCAGACTCAGCCGCCGGACGCACTGCCGTAGTTCACTCCGGTGATCACCGCCACCGCCGCGGTACGGCGACGACGCCAGTTGATCCAGCGCTCCGCACGGATGGCCACGCTGCCTGTCTGGAACATGGAAACCAGCTCCACCGGGGACGGCGTGGTACTGTCGCCGGTCGGCTCAGACTGCATTTCCAGTGATGCTTCACGGGACATATCCACTGCCACGCCGCCGTCATCCGCCAGATAAATATCCGGGGCATTCACCAGCACCAGCTGGTCACCCACGTACTGGGAGACAATCACCGGCAGCCCCTGGAAGGAGCCACCCAGCAGGGTCATGTCCGGGTATTCCTTCTGACCCAGCGCATTTTTACGCATGGACAGTGCCAGGGCATTGGTGCTGGACATCAGCCAGACCGCACCGGTGGGCTGCAGGTTTGCTGCCACAAACTGTCCAAACGCAGCCTCTGCATCCGCATCCGGGTTACCGGTTGATGCCGTGCCCTTCACATCATGGGTGATGGACGCCGGGGAGACATCTGCCACTGCGGCTTTTTTCGGGTCCACAAAGTCTGTATCCAGACGCGCCACCACCGCTTCCGCCAGCGCATTACGGACCAGTGCATCAGCAGCCGGACTGGAAAAACGGATCAATTCTTCCGTCAGTACCGCAATGGCCGACACTTTCGCATGACTGAAGGTGATGGATTCAAAATCAAACTTCGTCAGGGGTCTGGCCTTACCCTCACCCACCCAGCCGGCAGCACCGCCGGACACCTGGGCGTGCACACGGATATTGAACGGCACCTGACGAAGTGCAGGGATCCCGCCCTGACCAAATCGCCCGATAATGGTCTGCGGACGCAGGTAATCAATAAAGTCCTGTGCGTATTCCTGATATTCAGACAGGCTGCCTGCCCACTGCGGATCCGTGGTGGTCCCCGCGCCCACTGCCGATTTCAGGACATGATGCAGACAACTGTCATCCGGATACTGACGACGGGCCACTTCCAGGGCTTCAGATCGGACGCCTTTAGCCGCAGCCAGCGATTTGGCAAAGCGGGCGAAGCCAATCCCCTTATCCAGTTTCTGCTCCACACGGATCACCGGCGCAGAAGCCACCGCGGCCACATTCCCGTTACCGGCCTGTTTCACCGGCTGCGCCGTGGCGGCCTTACCGGCTTCCAGTTCACGCAGGCGCTTCAGGTGCGCATCCACCTGACGGATTTCCGCTGCGGTGTTGTCGTAGTGCTCTTCCTCCTCCACATCCAGCGTGCGCCCTTCCTCTGCGGCTTTGGTCATGACCTCCTCAAGGGAGGCTGCCAGCGCTGCACGCTTGTTTTCAAAACTTTTAATCTGTTCGCCAATATTCATTATGGTCTTTTCCTTATGAAAAACGGTTGTTGACTGTGCCGCAGCGCCGGCAGAAGATGCGATTTTCACCACCGGTTTCCGGTTGCCGGACGCGGCAGAAAACGGGCGGTCGTAAGATTTAATGGTCCGGATGGTGCATTCCGCATTCGCGGGCACGGTGACGGCAGACACCTCCATCAGTTCCCAGCGCAGAAAATGCAGTCCGCCTCCGTCCAGAAAGGTGTATTCATGGGGACGGAAGCCCACGGACAGCCCCCTGACCAGCCCGGTCTTAATGGCCGCCCAGACCTCATCCAGCCGGGCAGCCAGTTGCGACGGCATATCCGGTACGGGCTTCACCAGTGTTGCCGTGATTTCCAGCCCTTCGCTGACCCGGCGTACCGTACACTGCCCCACCGGGCGGGAATGGTCATGCTGCCAGAGAAACGGGATCGCACTGCCAAACTCCGCGCCCTCCGGCTCCAGGATGTCACCATCCCGATCCGGAGAAGGCGTTGACGCAATCCCGGTGATCACCCGTTCATCCTCACTGAAGGATTTCACCGTCAGCAGGGAACAGGCCCGTTTAAGAGTCACATCAGCCTCCTGAAAATAAAAAAACCGCCGGAGCGGTTCGTGATGGTTACAGTGTGAACAGGGTTATATGAAAAAAACCGCATATTCTTTCTTTTTCGGTTCCGGGTTAAGGGACATCAGGGAGACCGCATTGAACAGCGCCATCAGCGGGTCAATTTTTCCCCGTCCGCTGGCCTGTTTGGTGATAAGAATGGCGTTACCTTTAGGCTCCACCCGGGCATTACCGACACACCAGGCCATCAGGGGCTGATCACCGTGAATCAGCACCCCTTCAGCCAGTTTGCGCTCGGTGGTTTTGATGGCCCCGCCCAGCTTCCAGCCCTGGCTTATCCCCACCACACTCTCATCGGGGATCCCGGCTTCCGCCAGTGAATCCAGAATCTGCCCCACACCTGACGGGTCAATACCGATATGATCCAGTAACTCAGCCTCATGAATACGACGCACATACTCCGCCACTTCCGCCGTGTCATCCCCGACCCGACGGACAATCGTCATGTCTCCACAGGCCACAAAATCCTGAAACCGGGATGCCTCACTCTTCCGTCTGACCACCGCGGTTTCATGCACCCAGGCATGGCCCCAGCCCAGCCATTCGCGGGTTTCCCTGTCACGGCCAGTCACGTACATTCCCAGCAGATCATCCAGGCCCCCGCCGTCAATCCCCACCGTCACCACATCAGCGCGCTGCAGGATATCGTCCAGGCTGACGCGCCTGCCCTGCTGCTCCCAGAAATCCGCCCCTGCCCAGCGGTCAGAACGCAGGGCAAGACCGATTTCCACATTGGCGTGTTTTGACATGAAACCGCGGAAAGTCTCTTCCCCGGCTTCCCGGGCTTTACGATACTCCCGGTACAGAAAGGCCTCATCCACCGAATAACCGAGATTCGGGTTAACCATGGCGAGGTTTTCCATCAGCAGGTGCTCACCGCTCTCCACCATTTCAGGAGGATGCTCAAAAATCACCGGCAGAAAGTGCGGATCATGAATTTTGCCGTCACGGACATCCCGGGCGTACTGCAGTTTCTGCCTGAACACCCCGGCAGGCGGTTCATTCGACTGGGTGGTTGTGTACACCACAAACCCTTCCGGACGTGAAGCCAGCCCGCCGATGGCTTCACGTAACATGTCCTCCGCTTTGTACTGCTTGCCAAACAGCCACAGTTCATCAATCAGTGTCCCCACGGACTTGATACCGGACACCGTATTCGGATCGGCTGCCACCACCTTCAGGGTGGTGTCCGTCACCCGATGGGTGATGGTCCGGATATGTGTCTGCACCTGACAGAGGTCATCCAGATCATCGTCCCGTCGTACCATATCCCTGGCAGGGTTGAAGGCGTTAGCCGCCACCTCCACGGTCGGGGCCAGAATGGTGTAGCCCGCCGCCTGCCGCCAGTTCAGTAACAGCGCCGTCATCATGATCCCCGCGGCCAGCGTGGACTTCGAGTTTTTCTTGGGGATAAGGATAAAAACTTCCTTGATATGGCGTACACCGGTCTGCGCATCGTAGGAGCCAAACAGGGCCGCCACCAGGTCAAACACCCACGCTGCACAGGACTCCCCGAATGTCGGGCTACCCGGTGCATCCACAATCCGCAGTTGTTTAAAAATCGCCAGTGCATGTGCAGCCTGGTCCGGATAAATCGGAGCCGGAATAATCGACAGCCCCTTTTTCAGGCGCTCTGCCCAGTCCGGACATGCCGTGCTCCACACAGGTATCATCCGCTTTCCTCATTATCATTATTCACCACCAGGCGGGGTGGTGGTGGCACCGCAAAACGGTTAGCCGCTTTTTTCGCCGCGTCACCTTTTGCCGATTTTTTACCGGCATCCCCTTTTTTGTGGTGCGTGAATTGCGCCAGCTTATAAGCCGCATCCAGCGCCAGCCTGGGGTCGGTATTAATGTTCTCCACCAGAAGACGCCCCATCGCTTTCACCGGATCGGGAAGACCGTCCTCCATATACTCAATACCAGGAGATATCACCACGGGCGGTGGCATCTCCGGATTTGTTTCGTCCGGCTGTGGTATTGCAGCCGCCTCACGGCGACGGGGTTTATCCTCCGGCTCTGATTTTTTCTGCCGGTAAACAGGAACCTCATCCACCTCCACCGTCTCGCACTGTTTACGGGCTATAAACGCAAGCACCTCCGGATCTTTTGCCAGCTGCGAGCCTTTAACCCTGGCTGTCTTCGCCGAATAACCGGCGGCAAGGGCTGACGCTGTTTTGTTTTTCCCGGACATGAGCGCCAGCGCAAATTTTCGTTTTTGCGTTGTCAGCACAGCCTCCTCCCGGGTCCAGAACGCACTCAGCCGGGTATGGTTCAGCCCATTTTTCCCGGCGTCTCATGCCGCAAATGTTAACTGCTGCCTGGTTAACATTTGCTGAAAAAGCCAGTTAACATTTTTTTCGCACAACAAACTGAATAATAAAGATAAAAACCGAAAAAATGCCCGGGCAGCCAGTTAACATGTTAACTGGCCTGAAACAGGAATTTTTTCTCTGCATGAGACGGGGGGCGGTGTCCGGGGCGATCGTTTTTTTTCGCCGGATGATCCCCCCCGGGTCTGGTCACAGGCCAGTGATTCCGTCGGCCCTGAGCGTGCCATCAGGAAGCTCAGGCAACGTCGGATCAGGCATACCACTCGCCGCTTCACTCGCTGACTTCTGGCGATGGCATTCAGTACAGAGGGTCCAGAGGTTCGTCTCCTCATTACCACCACCGAACTGAAGTGCAATGCGGTGATCGAGTTCACTGTCACAGAGGTCAACCACGCGTCTACAGAGACAACAGTGTCCGGCATCCCTCCGCCAGATACGACGTTTGAGGGAAACCCGGGCACTGCCACTGACACGACGCTGTTCACCCTTCAGAATATTCACCCGCCGGGTGTTCAGAGTTTTGATTCTGCCCGGTAACGTACGAAGCACAGCCATGAAAAATCCTCGCCATATAGCTTGTCACCAGAGGAAAGAAAATGTCATCGAAAAACCGGCCCCGCAGAACAACAACCCGCAACATCCGATTTCCAAACCAGATGATTGAACAAATTAACATCGCTCTTGACCAGAAAGGTTCAGAAAATTTTTCTGCGTGGGTCATTGAATCTTGCCGCCGGGAGCTGGCAGCAGACATAAAATATGCCCGTCAGTTGACTATAAAAAAGAATGATACACAGTATGCTCTGCGATGGCTGTTCATATAACTATTTCTTTATATTGCTGAATTTATAAAAAATCACAGACATTAGCTGTATTAATTCCGAATTGAAATAATCAGCCATATAGAATAAAAATAAAGCATAACAATAATAATCTTCTACCCAATCAGTACATTACTGCTGTGACTCCAACACGGCAGTTTTTTTATTGAACAGATTCCAGTTTCTTCCACCATCGCACCGGACGGGCGACCATGAGGGGAGAACGCCGCGCTCCGTTTACGCGGTAAACCCCGGTGTGTATCGTTTTTGATTATCCCCGCACACTCTCGCAGAGGAGTCTCCCTGTCGGGCTGCGGTCTCTGTTAATGCAGGAATACGGCGACAATACCGCGCATGGATAATAAGGTCGCTCAACACACTGGCTGTAATTCAGCGGATACCATTCGGCATTTATCAGTATTCATCACACACTCAACGGTGAATTCTTCATGCGTGGCATTCACTTCATATGTTCGTGAATAACATTCAGTGCATTTACCTCTGAACACCTCTTCAAGCAGAACACGGCCATGTTGCAAAACACGGAACGGAATTGTTCCCTGAAAAGGTTTTACCGTTACCTGTAATTTCTTCATACATCCTCCGGATAATAAAAAGCCTGCTTAGTACACTGAGTGCGGATATAGTCCTGCGCCCCTTCCAGCTGCTTCTGCATTGTCATCAACCGTTCTCTGAGGATGAAATAATCCCGTTCAGCGGTGTCTGCCAGTCGGGGGCCGGTTGCATTATCCACGCCGGAGGTGCCGGTGGCTTCACGCACGGTACCGGGGCAGGTGGCGTTGATCCGCAGGCGCTTACGACCAGCGGCAACATCAGCGCGCAGAGTTTCATTTTCAGCTCTCGCATCGGCTAATTCCCTCGAGTATCTGGCATCAAGTGCAGCAACATCACGCTGGCGCTGCTGCATATCAGTAATGGTTGCATTTGCCAGCTCCAGCTCACTGACTTTTTTATCGCGCTGCTCTTTGTAGGTTATGGCGTTATCACGGTAATGATTCAGTCCCAGACTAAGCGCACCACAGGCCACCAGCAGGGCAATGATGACCACGCACAGTACGCGGTTCATTTCACCACCAGCGTATCTGACCAATGAAATAACCGGAAGCCATAATCACAAACACCCGCCAGATAAGGATGAACTTCCAGGTGGATAATTTTTCAGCCATCATTCGAATCTCCCGAATCAGTTTGCTAAAATCAAACACACTTTCTCCTTTGACTTTTCCGGAGTCAGGAAACACAAAACCCCGCTTGCGGTCAACAAACGGGCTTTTACTTTTATTCACTTAGTTTTTGCCAGTTCGCAGGATTTCGTGTTATCCGCCCGTGTGAGCAAACCGCATTTTTCAGCAAAATATTCTGCTTATCTGTCAATTCCCCAGCACGCCAGCGCGCTCTCCTGGTCACGCCGTGAGACCTGACCGTAGCAGTTGTTTGAGCGAATACGGCAGTCTCTGCCACCGTCCTTAATCCACCAGCGAATCGCCTCGCATGCTCCCCTGCGGTCACCAGCATTAATCCGTCTGTAAAACGTCGACGGGAAACACTTACCGGGGCCAATGTTGTACGGACAGAATGACGCAATCCCCGCTTTCTGGGGTTCGGTCAGTGGCACTCTGATGTTTTTCTCCACCCATGCCAGCGCCTTATCACGTTCAATGGCGTTAACCTGGTCGCATTTTTCCTTCGACAACTTCATGCCCGGGACGACAGGTTTACCATCCACCAGGATGGCACCGCGGCAGATGGTCCAGATACCCGCACCATCACGGTATGCCGTGGTGTGGTTACCTTCTTTTTCGTCAAGAAACTGGTCGAGGATTTCAGGCGCAGACGCCCCTGCACCAATCAGCGCCAGAACGGCAGCCGACAGGCCGTATCTGATTTTTGCGTTCATGGATATTTATCAGGGTTTATCGATTTCAAATCCCTGGATATATTAAGTCTTCAGGCCAGCGGTGGAGTCTTCAGAGAACCCGTAATTATTCCCGGTAGTTTTCCTCTGTAGGTTATCAACACATCCTGCGCCTCTAAAATGATGGGCCGCTTTTCCGGCAACGGACCATCCCCTTCACATAACCCGGCAGCAACATCCATGAAAAACTGCTTCGCCTGCTTTTTCGCCTCAGCTTCGTAAAACTCCAGCGTGGCACCTTCAGTACGGTCAAGACTAATCGCCACATCTGGCAACAACAGTGACGGATACCCACCAATTTCCAGTGCCACAGTAACAGTAATCTTATCCGGGTAATTATTTATCCCTTTAACAACCAGTTCGTATTTTTTCTTCATCACTTTACTCTCCCCGCACCGCCTTACGCCGGTCCTCTCTGATTTTGAAATACAGGTTAGTCAGATACGTCAGCAGGCCAAACAGCAGACTCCCCAGTACACCTATTGCCACCCACTGGGACGGAGAGACTTTGTCCAGCAGTTGCAGTAACCAGTATCCCGTCCCTACCGCTGACGTGGTGTATGACACACCTGTTGTGATTTTTTCCATCTGATGTATGTCTCCGTCACCGCCGACAGAAAATGAAAGTAAAGGAAAACAAAAAGCCGCCAGTGTCACCCACTGACGGCCAACTCCGGGAGCCGTGATTATGGCATTCAGGCTCTGCTAAAAATGCCAGATAACATTCCGGCCCCCCTGGTTCAGGTTATAAATGACACAATATCTTGACAACATCCGTCACTGTCTGTCAGAAAATATACCGCCAGGCATAAGTATCATGTGAAATCCAACTATCCTTTTGAGCCAGCACCTCCCCACCGAAAGTCAGTGCTGGCTGTTTTTTTCCTTAATAAAGCATCTGTAACTGAAACAATCCGCATATTGATAATATATTGACAGGCATCATTGCTGTCTGTGAAAAATAAGTCTCTACAAACATACAAGGCCTTTTAGCCAGCGTCTTCTTTCAGGTCAGTCGCTGGCTCTTTTTTTATTATGCTGCCGGTGCATTTATCTCCAGCACCAGACTTTCTATCTCAACGCCATACGCTGCATTTTTTGTAACATCCGTCAGCGTCAGCGCATTCAGTCCCAGTGTCAGACTGTCTTTTATAACCTGGAATGCCGGGCCAGCCACTCCATTCAGTTTCGGAGTAACCGTGGCACTGCCGGCGGTGAACACCAGCTCCAGCGTCTGCCAGTCGTTACCGTAATCGCCGAACTCCCCCAGCTTCGTGTTTCCGGCTTTCCTGTGATGCATCAGATTCACTCTGCCGTCAGTGGTCTGAGTGAAGTACGACATCAGGAACGGATTACCGGTACCCGTCATCGCCACACCATCAGGAACGGGAGCATCCGTATACAGATAAATCCCCAGCCCGAACTGATTGTTGGTCAGTGCGCCTGACAGGCGGAACTTACAGGTCAGTCTGCCGCCCTGTGTCAGCAGGGTAATTGCGTCATCCACCGGATGCGTCAGGGACCAGGTTTTATTGCTCTGCTTGGTGATCTTAAATACACCATCTGACAACTGAATTCCGCCATCCTTAATGCTCCAGCCCTGCGCAGCAGCCTCTCCGGCTGCCGGCAGCAGGGAGATTGTGCGAACGGACGTATCTGCAGACGGACCCGATGGCGTGTTGCCGCCGGGCGAGGGTTTGATTTCCGGTGCCTTACCACTGATGAAGGCTGAGGTGCGCCCGGCTGCGTTCAGAATAGCGGTTGCCAGACGATCCGGAATAATGCTCCTGCGCGCCCATGAACTGAAATGTGTCGGGCGGTTTGATGATACCTGGTTTCCATTCGTTCTCGATGCCGCACCGTAATATCCTGATGCCGGAATATCCGGATCTTCTGCCGGCGCGTTAGTGGCGGTATTGACGCCGTTACCGTCTGTCATGAAGGGCACAAAATAAACGCCCTCACTCTCCCTGTTTTTGTACGCCCCGTAAATGGTGTTGTACTGGGTGCCGTAGGTATTTTTCCAGTAATACGTCGTGTCACCACAAATCCACGGCACATCTGCAGCACTGCCACCATGGCACTGCGCGTTAAACACGGAGAGGTCAGCACGAAACTGTGTCAGCATGGCTGTAAACAGCGCAGGTTGCTGTGCGTGGGTGGCGGCGCTCATGTCAAACTCTCCCTGCATCCAGCAGACGGCCAGCAGAACGTTTTTGGGATTTTTCTGCAATGCCGCTTTTGTGCGGGAAATCAGGTCCTGATATAACGGTTTACCCACACCCCAGCGTGCCGAATCCTGGCTGGCCCCCGTGTCCGCACTGAATGTCCCCTCCGCGCCCTGGGTGAATGCCGAACCACCACGACAGCATGGTACCAGCAGGATCCCCGCGTTATTCGGGATATACGGAAGCAGTTTTTTGGCAATATGTAAGCCCTGGCCGACACAGCCGTACTGCCCTTTGCTCAGGTCTGCCTTCGGATGATTCAGCGTACTCATATCCTGCACATCATGCAGGCAGTGGTCGGCCGGAATAATATCGTTATATCTGCAGGCAGCCCCGCCCGGCGTAACTGTACTGCGGCGCGCCAGCTGTTTAATGCGCGGATCCGGAGCATCGTATGAATCCGGCAGCGGAAGCCCTTCACCGTAAGCCATGGCATTGGACTGCCCGGCCAGTACGATGACGTAGTACCAATCCGGCTCAGTTGCACCACTGACCACCACATCACCTTCTGCTGTAATCGCCTGCATCAGGGTATAAGGGGTTATGGCCACCGGACTACCAAACGGCTGCCAGCCCTCTTTCAGTTTGTGTGTCAGCTTTTCCGCAAGGTCTGACGGCGACGCCGCCCTGACAACATCATAATGTTTAAATGTCATTATTCCTCCCGGCCGGGATAGTGTATTAAATCAGATATGGAGTGGGCTGGCTGTAGTCCGGAAGCCTGAATGACACTCGGGGACTACAGCCCAAGAAATGAAAAAAGGCCACGCAGTTGCGCAGCCTGATAAACCCTGGTTAAAATCCACACGATAACAACACAACAATATCAGTATCTCATGCTATTGCCCGAACCCATTCGGGCATTTTTTACCCATAAAAAAAGCCCCTCCGGAGAGGGGCATGTTTGCATGCACATTCTTTTTCTTGCATGGTGCCGGGTGCCTCCCGGTGAATTCAGTATCAGCACCTGAATCCGCGATTATCACATATACCTGGTTGCTGATTGCCCCTCCGCACAGGGGGATTCACCATGCAGTAGTATTTTTAATAAACAGCAAATAAAAAAATCAAGCATTATGCAGGCTGTTTCTTTTTATCACCGGCTACAGCAATACCACAATGCCGCAGACCAGCACCCCATCCGCCAGCACCGACATGATTCTGCTGGTGAAATCCACCATCACCACCAGAAACAGCAGGAGTGCAGCCACAGCCAGGCGCAGTTTTACCGTCACTGGTGATTCTCCAGACGAAGACCCAGAACACCGGCAATCTCTTCCAGCACCTTGCGCTCTTCCGGCTCAATTATTTCTGACGTAAACGCGGACAGCGCAGGCTGATTACGCAGTACCTGTTCGATCTTCGATTTCTAGGAAGCCTCACATTCACCATCTGCACAGGCCACCAGGTAGGCAGCATTAATAACCGCCTGTGCCAGATTGAACCGCCCCGGAAATCCTGGAGACTAAACTCCCTGAGAAAGAGGTAAACAGGATGACTAAAAATACTCGTTTTTCCCCCGAAGTCCGTCAGCGGGCGATTCGTATGGTTCTGGAAAGTCAGGATGAATATGACTCACAGTGGGCGGCAATTTGCTCCATTGCCCCAAAGATTGGCTGTACGCCGGAGACTCTGCGTGTCTGGGTTCGCCAGCATGAGCGGGATACCGGGGGCGGTGATGGTGGGCTCACCAGCGCTGAACGTCAGCGTCTGAAAGAGCTGGAACGTGAAAATCGTGAACTGCGCCGCAGTAACGATATCCTTCGCCAGGCTTCCGCTTATTTTGCGAAGGCGGAGTTCGACCGCCTCTGGAAAAAATGATGCCACTGCTGGATAAGCTGCGTGAGCAGTACGGGGTCGGACCGGTATGCAGCGAACTGCATATTGCCCCGTCAACGTATTACCATTGTCAGCAACAGCGACATCATCCGGATAAACGCAGTGCCCGTGCGCAGCACGACGACTGGCTGAAGAGAGAGATACAGCGCGTATACGATGAAAATCATCAGGTGTACGGTGTGCGTAAAGTCTGGCGTCAGTTGTTACGGGAAGGAATCAGGGTGGCCAGATGTACAGTGGCACGTCTCATGGCGGTTATGGGACTTGCCGGTGTTCTCCGGGGTAAAAAGGTCCGTACGACCATCAGCCGGAAAGCCGTTGCCGCAGGCGACCGCGTAAACCGTCAGTTCGTGGCAGAACGACCTGACCAGCTGTGGGTGGCTGATTTTACTTACGTCAGCACATGGCAGGGCTTCGTCTATGTGGCGTTTATCATTGATGTGTTTGCCGGATACATCGTGGGGTGGCGGGTCTCATCGTCTATGGAAACGACATTCGTGCTGGATGCGCTGGAGCAGGCGTTGTGGGCCCGTCGTCCGTCTGGCACCATCCATCACAGCGATAAAGGCTCTCAGTATGTGTCACTGGCCTATACGGAGCGACTAAAAGAAGCCGGATTACTGGCATCAACAGGGAGTACAGGCGACTCGTATGACAACGCGATGGCTGAGAGCATCAATGGTCTTTACAAAGCGGAGGTAATACACCGTAAGAGCTGGAAAAACCGTGCAGAAGTGGAACTGGCCACACTAACGTGGGTGGACTGGTATAACAATCGACGATTGCTGGGAAGGCTGGGCCATACTCCTCCGGCAGAAGCAGAAAAAGCTTATTATGCTTCCATCGGAAACGATGATCTGGCAGCCTGAGTTCACAGATAAAACACTCTCCAGGAAACCCGGGGCGGTTCATCACGATCCGCCCCCAAATCCACTGCGCACACGCCAAATCCTCCCTGCTACCCCACTGGCGTTTTTTCGCACTAAACACAACCGCGTCGGGGTTCCGGATTAAAAAATCCTGTTCAGCGGTCTGCGGGTCCGGTTGCGAAGCTTCCGGACGAAAAGTGTTTTTATTCTCTGTAGTAATCTCTGTTGTATTCTCTGTAAGATCATCAGGCCATTTTGACCCGATGACATTGGGTCGTTTTGAACCAATGGAGCGTTTCATTTTGACCTCTTCCATCGTGTCATTTTGACCTGATGGAGCGGCGCATTTTGAACCGATGGATTCGTTCAATTTGCCACCATCTAAAAGCTCGTTCCCATAGTTGATCGTGTAGAAATTGGTCATATCGCGCTTTGATTTATTGAGCTTTTCACAACGCAAAAGCCCCAGCGTTTTCAGACTTGCAAACGCGCGCTTTAACGTTGACTCTGACCAGAATGGGAACTGTTCCAGCCATTGTTCCGTTGTGTTGTAAATCCAGCGAACACCATCACATTCCATGCCGGAATTGGTATCTCTCAACCAGTAATGCAACTGCTGCAACACAATGGCTTCATTTAAGCCAATCTTCATCGCAAGCTGTGTGTTTATAACCAGTGGGCGTTCAGCAAAAAGAAGGCTCATAATTCCATCCAGCTTTTTGTTGGTATTGCTGTCGATACGCAAGTTTGAAAGCAATTGCTTTTTCTATAAGTTCGTCAGTTTCACGATCCACTACGGCAGGATCAGCAAAAAGCAGTCCGGACTCCACCACATCGCCATATTCTTTGTTTAACCCGGCGATCATGTACGTGATGCTTTTTCCGTCACTAATTTCACGATACAACCTGAAATCATTAATCCGGATAGCCTCCATAATTGCAGGCACTAGCGCCGTGAACTTTTCACGCTTATCCCTAGTGTCGATAGCCTTCCAGCGTTCGAATATCTTCACTCGATTAACGCCAAGCGCTCGCTGATCAACCGCGCCACCTTCATCTGTGACACGCTGAACATCGATGTTCGGGCGCTCTTTCAAAGCCCAGAATGATTCAGTGATTAATATCGTCGCCTGCTCCTGTGTCATTCCTGGTCGACATATCCAGGCATCCAGAGCCTCACGAGCCTGTTCAGGAGTGATTTTCATTGTTCAACCGCCCCGCCCGCTTCGTCTTACGATATTCGTCATAAACCTTGGGATCATACAGAAGCTCGCCGCCAGATGCCTCCTGTAGACGCATCGCGCGACCTTCAGGAACCAGCTCTTGCCATTGAGAAACAGCAGATGGGTCAACGCCAGCAGCTTTCGCTACTTTGGCTTTCGTACCGTAAAAATTAATTACGTCTGATTTAAACATCGCACCTCCAATATTGAGTTTTCTCAAAGCTAATCACTCAAGGAATCTCAAGTCAAGGGTTATTAAGATATCTAAATATGAACGAGAAAACTTTAGGTCAACGCATTAGAGAAAGACGTAAGCAGGTAGGCTTAAGTCAAAACGGTTTAAGCAAAGCTGCTGGCGTATCTGGCTCATCAATTTCATTATGGGAAAGTGACCATACAGCCCCGCGTGGGCAAAATTTGCATCGCCTCGCCGAGGTATTGCAATGTTCACCAACCTGGATACTGTTTGGCGACGAGGACAAAACACCAGCTCCCCCTGTTTCACTCGATAGTGCCTTAGACTTATCGGAAGATGAGTTAGAGATGCTGCGTTTGTATCGCGCACTTCCTAAATCAGAGCAACAAGCACAACTCAGCGAACTCCGCGCCCGCGTTGAGAATTTTAATCGCCTGTTCACCGAGCTATTAGAGGCTCGCAAACGCAACAAGCATCAATAATCATCCCTTCACAAAATTTTAAAGCCTTACATTTCAATGTATTGGCTTTATCTTGCGCCAATACTTGAGTTTTCTCATCAAAAAATCTTGACGAAAAATAATGAGAAAACTAAATTACCTCCATCAACACACCGCACGGTGTTCTCAGCAAACAGTTCCGCTACCCCGGCGTTAAGGGGAAATGAGGTCAGCATGGATACTATCGATCTTGGCAACAGCGAATCTCTGGTATGTGGCGTGTTCCCCAACCAGGACGGTACGTTCACCGCGATGACATATACCAAAAGCAAAACGTTTAAAACCGAATCTGGCGCGCGTTGCTGGTTAGCCAGAAACACTGACTGATGAGGCTGACGATGGAATTTAAAGATTTACCGTCTGATGTACAGAAAACAGCAGCTCATACATTGCATTCTGTGCTGCGAGAAATCGGGAAAGATATTGCAAGCGAGCCAGCAAAAGATCTGGCCCGGAAAATCAAGACCGCTTTCGTTGAGCTTTATAATGTTGGCACTGACTCTGAAACTGTCGAGACCAAGACCGTAAGTTCACCAATATTCTCACTTGAGCCAGGCGTATTAGCAGGTGAAATGTGCACCGAGATTTCCAGCGAACTGCTTCCGGTAATACGAGAAGCAATTTGCCGTCGCGGTTTGGATGGAAGTTACGATCATGACGTCCTGCAAGTTCTCAGGACAATGGTGACTTCACTGGGGATTTGATCCCTGCGTCCTCTAACCTTTTGATATAGCGGTCCTCCAAGAAGCGGTAAATTTTGTCGAAATCATCTTTCCCCTCTGGTTTATTCAGAGGATTACAGGACCCGTAAGTAGCGGCATACATTTCAACCGTTTTATCAAAAATATAAGAGACAAATTCTTCTTTAGTCATATAGATTTCCTTCTTGGTTATTCGGAATAAGAAGGATACCACCTCGCCTGACGTGGTTAAAAGCAGGCACACAACACGAAAGCGCACGGCGAAGTTCGTCTCACTGTACGGTGTCGTTAAATTTAATTCGACCGTGCGCTTCCGGTTGTGGCAACCCGCGAAATGGCGCGGCGGTAAGTATGGCGGGGTTATTCCTTCCCCGTTGAGGACACCGGGTTGTCAGGTTGACCATACGCTTAAGTGACAACCCCGCTGCAACGCCCTCTGTTATCAATTTTCTGGTGACGTTTGGCGGTATCAGTTTTACTCCGTGACTGCTCTGCCGCCGTTTTTAAAGTGAATTTTGTGATGCGGTGAATGCGGCTAAGCGCACGCGGAACAGTTAAAACCAAAAACAGTGTTATGGGTGGATTCTCTGTATCCGGCGTTAATTGTTAACTGGTTAACGTCACCTGGAGGCACCAGGCACTGCATCACAAAATTCATTGTTGAGGACGCGATAATGAAAACGTTATTACCAAACGTTAATACGTCTGAAGGTTGTTTTGAAATTGGTGTCACTATCAGTAACCCTGTATTTACTGAAGATGCCATTAACAAGAGAAAACAAGAACGGGAGCTATTAAATAAAATATGCATTGTTTCAATGCTGGCTCGTTTACGTCTGATGCCAAAAGGATGTGCACAATGAATTCAGCATTTGCGCTTGTTCTGACAGTTTTTCTTGTTTCCGGAGAGCCAGTTGATATTGCAGTCAGTGTTCACAGGACAATGCAGGAGTGTATGACTGCAGCAACCGAACAGAAAATTCCCGGTAACTGTTACCCGGTCGATAAAGTTATTCACCAGGATAATATCGAAATCCCGGCAGGTCTTTAAAACAGTTCCGTAATAAATATCCGGTTTCATTCTTATATGCCAGCAATGGCAGGGATTTGTTCATCCTTAAATCTGTCATGAGGTTAAAACAAAATGAGTAAAGTCTTTATTTGCGCCGCTATTCCTGACGAACTGGCAACAAGGGAAGAAGGCGCTGTGGCTGTAGCCACAGCCATTGAAGCTGGCGACGAACGCCGTGCTCGAGCAAAATTTCACTGGCAGTTCCTGGAACATTATCCGGCTGCTCAGGACTGCGCTTATAAATTTATTGTCTGCGAGGATAAACCTGGCATACCCCGCCCTGCCCTCGATTCATGGGATGCTGAATATATGCAGGAAAACCGCTGGGATGAGGAATCCGCTTCCTTTATTCCGGTCGAACCAGAATCCGATCCGATGAACGTCAATTTTGACAAGCTGTCCCTTGAAGTACAGAACGCGGTCCTGGTTAAGTTCGGTACATGTGAAAACATCACCGTTGATATGGCGATTGACGCGCAGGAATTACTGCAGGAAGACGTTGCTACCTTTGACTGAACCGCCCCGGGTTTCCTGGAGAGTGTTTTATCTGTGAACTCAGGCTGCCAGATCATCGTTTCCGATGGAAGCATAATAAGCTTTTTCTGCTTCTGCCGGAGGAGTATGGCCCAGCCTTCCCAGCAATCGTCGATTGTTATACCAGTCCACCCACGTTAGTGTGGCCAGTTCCACTTCTGCACGGTTTTTCCAGCTCTTACGGTGTATTACCTCCGCTTTGTAAAGACCATTGATGCTCTCAGCCATCGCGTTGTCATACGAGTCGCCTGTACTCCCTGTTGATGCCAGTAATCCGGCTTCTTTTAGTCGCTCCGTATAGGCCAGTGACACATACTGAGAGCCTTTATCGCTGTGATGGATGGTGCCAGACGGACGACGGGCCCACAACGCCTGCTCCAGCGCATCCAGCACGAATGTCGTTTCCATAGACGATGAGACCCGCCACCCCACGATGTATCCGGCAAACACATCAATGATAAACGCCACATAGACGAAGCCCTGCCATGTGCTGACGTAAGTAAAATCAGCCACCCACAGCTGGTCAGGTCGTTCTGCCACGAACTGACGGTTTACGCGGTCGCCTGCGGCAACGGCTTTCCGGCTGATGGTCGTACGGACCTTTTTACCCCGGAGAACACCGGCAAGTCCCATAACCGCCATGAGACGTGCCACTGTACATCTGGCCACCCTGATTCCTTCCCGTAACAACTGACGCCAGACTTTACGCACACCGTACACCTGATGATTTTCATCGTATACGCGCTGTATCTCTCTCTTCAGCCAGTCGTCGTGCTGCGCACGGGCACTGCGTTTATCCGGATGATGTCGCTGTTGCTGACAATGGTAATACGTTGACGGGGCAATATGCAGTTCGCTGCATACCGGTCCGACCCCGTACTGCTCACGCAGCTTATCCAGCAGTGGCATCATTTTTTCCAGAGGCGGTCGAACTCCGCCTTCGCAAAATAAGCGGAAGCCTGGCGAAGGATATCGTTACTGCGGCGCAGTTCACGATTTTCACGTTCCAGCTCTTTCAGACGCTGACGTTCAGCGCTGGTGAGCCCACCATCACCGCCCCCGGTATCCCGCTCATGCTGGCGAACCCAGACACGCAGAGTCTCCGGCGTACAGCCAATCTTTGGGGCAATGGAACAAATTGCCGCCCACTGTGAGTCATATTCATCCTGACTTTCCAGAACCATACGAATCGCCCGCTGACGGACTTCGGGGGAAAAACGAGTATTTTTAGTCATCCTGTTTACCTCTTTCTCAGGGAGTTTAGTCTCCAGGATTTCCGGGGCGGTTCAGACGGGCATATCGTTGAAGCACTGATGAAAACGCCTGAAATTAACGCTATGTATCCGGAACGCAAACTGTTCGCTATCGGATGGGTTAAACACAAATGTAATCCGGGTGCCAAATGGCCCGAAATTCAGGCTGAATTACGTAACTGGAAAAAACGGCAGGACGCAGAGCGCAAAGAGACTGGAAAATACACGTCTGTTGTTGATCTCGCCAGCGCCAGAGTCAATCAACAGCACACTGAAAACTCAGCAGGAAAAATCAACCCAGTCACTGCCGCCATTTGTCGCGAATACAAGCAGACATGGAAAACGCTGGATGAAGAACTGGCCTACGCTCTCTGGCCTGGTGATGTGGATGCCGGAAACATTGACGGCAGCATCCATCGCTGGGCAAAAAATGAAGTTATCGACAACGACCGCGAAGACTGGAAGCGTATCTCGGCATCAATGCGCAAACAGCCTGATGCCCTTCGCTACGACCGCCAGACTATTTTTGGCCTTGTCCGTGAACGTCCGATCGACATTCACAAAGACCCTGTGGCACTGAACAAATACATTACTGAATACCTGACTACAAAGGGCGTGTTTGAGAATGAAGAAACAGACCTGGGCACTGTTGATGTTCTCCAGTCATCAGAAACACAAACTGATGCAGTGGAAACTGAGGTATCTGATATCCCAAAAAATGAAACCGCGCCGGAAGCTGAACCATCTGTAGAGCGTGAGGGGCCGTTCTATTTCCTCTTCGCAGATAAGGACGGAGAAAAATACGGTCGCGCAAACAAACTTTCTGGTCTGGATAAGGCACTGGCTGCTGGCGCCACTGAAATCACAAAAGAAGAATATTTTGCCCGAAAAAATGGCACATACACGGGCTTACCGCAAAATGTAGATACCGCTGAAGATTCAGAACAACCAGAGCCGATAAAAGTTACCGCTGACGAAGTAAACAAAATTATGCAGGCAGCCAATATCAGCCAGCCTGACGCCGATAAGTTGCTTGCTGCATCACGTGGTGAATTTGTTGAAGGGATTAGCGACCCGAATGATCCGAAATGGGTAAAGGGGATTGAAACCCGCGATTCTGTAAACCAGAACCAGCAAGAATCGGAACAGAACGACCAGAAAGCGGAACAAAACAGCCCAAATACGCAACAAAACGAGCCAGAAACGAAACAACCTGAGCCAGTAGCGCAACAGGAACCGGAAAAAGTCTGCACCGCCTGCGGTCAGACCGGCGGCGGCAACTGCCCTGATTGTGGCGCGGTGATGGGCGACGCAACATATCAAGAAACATTCGATGAAGAATATCAGGTTGAAGTTCAGGAAGATGATCCGGAGGAAATGGAAGGCGCTGAACATCCACACAAGGAGAACACTGGCGGCAATCAGCATCACAATAGCGATAATGAAACTGGCGAGACGGCAGATCACTCAATTAAGGTGAACGGTCATCAAGAAATCACATCCACCAGCAGGACGTGTGACCATCTAATGATCGACCTTGAAACCATGGGAAAAAATCCTGATGCCCCGATCATCTCAATAGGTGCAATATTTTTCGATCCGCAAACCGGAGATATGGGACCGGAATTTAGTAAGACTATCGATCTGGAAACTGCTGGCGGAGTCATTGATCGGAACACCATTAAATGGTGGCTTAAGCAATCACGCGAAGCGCAATCTGCCATTATGACCGATGAAATCCCGTTAGATGATGCACTGTTACAATTGCGGGAATTTATCGACGAAAACTCCGGTGAATTTTTTGTTCAGGTTTGGGGAAATGGAGCCAACTTCGACAACACGATTTTGCGCCGTTCATACGAACGGCAGGGGATCCCCTGCCCGTGGCGTTACTACAACGATCGCGATGTACGCACAATCGTTGAGCTGGGGAAAGCCATAGACTTCGATGCCAGAACGGCTATTCCATTCGAAGGTGAGCGCCATAATGCACTTGATGACGCCCGTTACCAGGCAAAATACGTTTCAGTTATCTGGCAAAAACTGATCCCGAGTCAGGCTGATTCTTAATGTTCAACTGTCGCCGGTTGTGACTGGTATTCTGCAACCGGCGCTCGTCTGATGTAAGAGATAAAGAAATCGATGAGCGAAGTAATCATGATTGTCTCTCCCGGCAAATGGGTATCCGAAGAGCAGTTAATTGCGCTGAAAGGAATAAAAAAAGGTACGTTAAAAAAGGCCCGGGAAAAATCGTTTATGGAAGGAAGGGAATATAAGCATGTCGCTCATGACGGTATGCCATGGGATAACAGTCCATGCTTTTACAACCTGGAAGAAATTGATCGCTGGATTGAGCGCCAGGCATCAGCGAGACCAAGACGTCATCTTACTTGACTAAAAGCCACACTAACTAATGAGAGAAGTTGAAATGAAATATCCGACAGGCGTGGAAAACCATGGAGGGAAATTACGTATCTGGTTTGTTTATAAAGGCGTAAGAGTCAGGGAAAATCTGGGGGTTCCTGACACAGCAAAAAACAGGCGCGTTGCAGGTGAACTACGCTCCTCTGTTTGTTACGCAATAAAAACTGGTGTTTTCGACTATGCAAAACAGTTTCCCTCCTCACGCAATCTGGAAAAATTTGGTGAGGCCCGACAAGATTTAACCATAAAAGAACTGGCTGAAAAATTTCTGGCACTGAAAGAAAATGAAGTCGCCAAAACATCACTCAACACATACCGTGCCGTCATCAAAAATATCCTGAGCATAATCGGTGAAAAAAATCTTGCCTCATCGATTAATAAAGAAAAATTACTGGAGGTTCGTAAAGAGCTACTGACTGGATACCAGATCCCCAAAAGTAACTATATTGTTACACAACCAGGGAGATCGGCTGTAACTGTAAATAATTACATGACAAATCTTAACGCCGTGTTCCAGTTTGGTGTTGATAACGGTTACCTGGCAGATAATCCGTTTAAGGGGATCTCGCCATTAAAGGAATCAAGAACCATTCCGGATCCTCTTTCGCGGGAGGAATTTATCCGTCTTATCGATGCGTGCAGAAATCAGCAAGCAAAAAATTTATGGTGTGTTTCTGTTTATACTGGCGTTCGCCCTGGTGAGCTGTGTGCACTTGGATGGGAGGACATAGATCTGAAAAATGGAACAATGATGATCAGGAGAAATTTAGCAAAAGACCGTTTCACGGTACCAAAAACACAGGCGGGAACCAATCGGGTCATTCATCTTATTAAGCCAGCAATCGACGCTCTCCGGAGTCAGATGACATTAACGAGACTGAGTAAAGAGCATATCATTGATGTTCACCTCAAAGAGTATGGCAGAACAGAAAAACAAAAATGCACCTTTGTTTTTCAACCTGAAGTGTCAGCGAGAGTAAAAAATTATGGTGACCATTTTACCGTTGACTCAATAAGGCAGATGTGGGACGCAGCGATAAAACGTGCCGGACTCCGCCATCGAAAATCATATCAGTCGAGACATACTTATGCCTGCTGGTCGCTGACAGCTGGTGCTAACCCGGCATTTATAGCAAACCAGATGGGCCATGCAGATGCGCAAATGGTATTTCAGGTATACGGAAAATGGATGTCTGAAAACAATAATGCACAGGTAGCTTTGTTAAATACACAGTTAAGCGAGTTTGCCCCAACCATGCCCCATAACGAAGCAATAAAAAATTAA